CTCACCAAAATATTACGCAGAAGTAGATAAATATATGCGTAATGAATATCCAAACTTTTTCGGTGTCCAAAATGTAGCTTCTAATGAAACAGAAGTAGTTGCGGAAACACCAAAACGACAGGTTATTAATCCTGTTGCACCCGCCACGAGGAATAGCGGTAAACCACCTCGCAAAATTCATCTGACTCAGAGTCAAGTCGCCCTCGCAAAGCGTCTTAATATAACTCCAGAGCAGTATGCAAACCAACTATTAAAGGAGTCTTAATATGTCTGATAAAGATAATAAAGAACTTGAAACTGCTAGTGAAGAAAAAGTAGCAGAGCGTACCCCTAGGGAAATAGAAAGCCGAGAGGCTTCTCAGCGTATACAAAGCTGGGAAAATCCATCAAATTTACCAGCACCTACCGAACAAGCAGGATGGGTATTTAGGTATATTAGAACTAGCCTTTTAGGTCAAGCTGATAATCCTAATGTATCTAGAAAGTTTAGAGAAGGTTGGGAGCCATGTAGGTTAGAGGACCATCCAGAATTACAAATTCATATGATGGACCATAACTCAGAATGGTCAGTTAAAGGTAATGTTGAAATTGGTGGGCAACTGTTATGTAAGATGCCAGCAGAAAAAGCGAAAGCTAGAGATGAATACTTTGATAATTTAGCAGAGTCTCAACTGGAATCAGTAGATAACACATATTTTAAAGACCAAGATTCTAGGATGGCTACGAAACAAGTGTTTGAAAGAAAATCTCGAACCACGTTTGGTAAAGATTCATAGTATCTTATTTTATTAATTAAATAAGGAGACAATTATGTCATCAAGTGCAACTCCCTTTGGGAGCAGACCTGTTGGTACTATCGTTGGAAGCCCTTATCAAGGAAAAGTTACTCATTACAAAATCAAAAATGCATATGCTACTAGCATATTCTATGGCGATATTGTTAAGTGGGCTGACGGAAATCCGAATACTACTATTGAAAAAGATACTGGTACTTCGGCTTTAACACCTATTGGTGTTTTTCTTGGATGTGCTTACACCGACCCTACTACAGGGCAATTCACGCCCAATCAAATGTTCACAGCTTCTATAGCTTCGGACGATATTGTGGCATATGTTGCTACAGACCCTTTCATACTAATGCAAATGCAATGCAATGGTTCAGCTACCCTAGACGATTTAGGAAAAAACTGTAACATTGTGCAAACTGCAGGAAGTACAGCAATCGGTACTAGCAAAAATACGGTTGGTATATCAACAGCAGCTACAACAGCTACACTACCATTAAAGATTGTCGATTTTGTCGATGGTCCTGATAGTGCAGTTGGAGACGAGTTTACTGATGTACTAGTAATGTTTAATGTTGGACACCAGTTGTTAAATACAACAGGTATAGGTTAAGGAGTAAATTATGGCAGCTATATCAAGAGCTAATGAGTTAAAACAACTCTTACCTGGTCTTAACGCATTATTCGGTGAAGAATATAATCGTTATGAAAACGAGCACGAAGAAATCTATGTAACTGAAAATTCTGAAAGAAGTTTTGAAGAAGAATTAAAGTTATCTGGTTTTGGAGCAGCTCCAGTAAAAGATGAAGGTTCTGCAATCACTTATGATTCAGCACAAGAGTCTTTTGTCGCTAGATACACGCATGAAACTATTGGTTTAGGATTCAGCATTACAGAAGAAGCAATGGAGGATAACCTCTATGTCTCTGTATCAGCTAGATACACTAAAGCATTAGCCCGTGCTATGTCTTATACAAAACAAGTAAAATCAGCTTTTCCATTAAACAATGGATTTTCAACTGCATTTACTTCAGGGGACGGCGTTGCTTTATTTAGCACAGCTCACCCGCTTGTAAACGGTGGCACAAATAGTAATAGACCATCTGTTGCAGCAGATTTAAATGAAACATCTTTAGAAGATGCAATCATTCAAATAGGCAAGTGGACAGATGAAAGAGGTCTAAAAATTGCAGCAAAAGCTAGGAAGCTAATTATTCCTTCTGACTTGCAGTTTGTAGCAACTAGATTGTTACAAAGTGACTACAGAGTAGGAACTGCTGACAATGACATAAATGCGGTCAAAACTAATGGAGTGATTCCAGAAGGTTATTCAGTTAATCATTATTTAACTGATACTAATGCTTTCTTTATTACTACTGATGTTCCTGACGGAATGAAGCATTTTGTTAGAGCTCCTATGACTACTACTATGGATGGAGACTTCGATACTGGTAATGTTAGATATAAAGCGAGAGAAAGATATTCTTTCGGTGTATCTGACCCACTAGGTATTTTTGGTTCACCAGGTAGTTCGTAAGAACTTTAAGGGGAGCATACGCTCCCCTTTTTTTATGGTATATTATAAATCTAGGTATTTTATTAACTTGTCTATCAACTGACCTAGCAGACATTTGCCGAGATGATAGATTATTTCTTTTAGGAGAAAAATTATGGCTAACACAACTTTTAATGGACCAGTAAGGTCTGAAAACGGTTTTAAAGTTATATCAACTAATAGCACAACAGGTGCAATTACAGATGTAGCAACTATTGCATCTACAGGTATTGTTACAGATAAATTTGTAAAACATGTAGGTTTTGCAACTGGCGTAACAGTAAATACTACAGCAGGAGACTCTCCCGCTATAGGTGAATTTACACAACCAGCAAACACAATTATTACAGATATTAAAATATTTTGTGATACTGCTCCTGTTATTGGAACAGGTGATATTGGTTATGAAGTAGGTACATCTTCTTCAGGTGCACAAATTGTTGCAGCTCAAACTGATGAAATACTTGATGGCGGTACAACTGTCGTTGCTCATAACGTAACTGTAACTAGTTTAGTTTTACAAACTCAAGACGGCACAACAGCTCCAGCTTCAGTTCAATATACAGATACTGCAAGAACTATTTTCTGTAACATTACTAACACAGTAGATGCTACAACAGCAGGTTCTTTCACGTTTATTATTGAATACACTCAAATAGCGTAAGGAGTAAATTATGGCAGACGCAGTAACATCACAAATTATTATTGATGGTGAAAGAAATTGTGTTATTAAGTTTACTAATGTCAGCGATGGCACAGGAGAATCCGCAGTAGCAAAGGTAGATGTATCTGCTTTAACTTCTAATGCAGCAGGCGTAGCTTGTTCAGAAGTTAGAGTAAATCGTATTAGCCATGCTATTGTTGGTATGTCTGTTCAACTATTTTTAAATGCTACTACTAATGTTTTATTAGTAGAATTAGCTGAAAGTAGTAATGGACATATGGACTTTAAAGATTTTGGCGGACTTCCAAATAACGCAGGTAGTGGTAAAGATGGAGATATTTTATTTACTACAAAAGGACATAGTTCAGGAGACACTTATTCTGTTACTTTAGAAATGGTAAAAGTGTATTCTGATTAAT